CCTTCAGCCCGGTCCTCGAACCACGACAACCGGCGCCCGGAGCCACTGCAAAACCGCGCAGGCACTCCGTTGGCCCCACTAGCCGCCCACAAGCCCGGCTCGCCGGGCGAGTAGCGGCCCCACAGGTACAGGAGAAGGGTATGGCCCACATCATCACGTCAGGAGCTTCGTCGCAGACGGCGTTTGCGCAGCTGCTGAGTAACAAGCAGGACATGGCTCGCGTGGCGCAGGTTCTGCACGACACGATCCTGCGCAGCTTCGGTGAGGACCAGAAGCGGCAGCCTGACAGAGAGGTCAAGGTCACACAGGCAGAAACAAAGCGCCGCTTCAAGATGTGTGAGACCTGGTTCCGGCGGGCGCGCGGCGACCTCGGCTTCGGCCTCGAGCGCACGCTAGACCTGATGCCGCACGCGCTACGCTGCGCCATCGATGGGGTGGACTTCGACCCTGAGCCCAACGCGGAGGCCAGCATCTGGACCCCAACATAGCGAGGAGCACATGTCCGATGAGCTGAGAGAAGTACGGGAGGCGCTGCAGCGCGCGAACAGGATGCTGCAGGCGGCCGCGCAGCAAGCGGCGGAGACGCCCGCGAACAGGCTGATGCTTCCCCCAGGTATGCCCGAGCGGGTGTGCAAGGGCGAGATCACCCTTGTGGTCTCGCGCGAGCCGCTGGCCTGCAGCGGCTCGCTCCTGCTCACGGACCAGGACATGGCCTACGGCACCGTCCAGCTGGACGAGCCCCGACCCATGTCCATCCCTGAGTTCCGGCTATCCGTCAAGAAGCACGGCATGACCGACGAGATGCGGAAGGAGCGTTGGCCCAAACAGCGCCGGCTCTACTGCAACGTGGTGAAGCAAGCGCAAGCATGGCCGTCGCCGCGGCTGCTGGCTGTCAGCAAGGAGCTGCCGCCACCACGATACGAGGAGGATGTCACCAAGGACAGTGGCTTCGTCCAGAGCATATCCGGTGAGGGCGTCAGCATCCTGTCGCTGGCGCACTCAGCCACAGGAGTTGCCCTGCAGCAGCTGCCGGCTGTGGCTGCCAGACTGGAAAAGCTTTTGGAGGTGCGTGGGCAGGCCCGTATCGACCTGGCGCATCTGGAGCCGCTGCTGGAGATGGTGCATGCTGAGAGCGCCGGGGTGCTCAAAGCCGTCGACGAGGACCCGCTGCCGCGCATGGAGAGCACCACCCCACCGTTCGAGTTGGGGGCTGTCCTCGCTGGCAGTGTGGAGTCGCTGGCAGGCATGCTGCCGGCACGTTGCCGGCAGGCTGCACATGCCGAGCAGCTGCTGAAGAGCGTGCGCACCATGTTGTCGTTGGAGAAGGCCGTCGGGCCCGATCCCACCCCATGGGTGTTCTTCGTAGACGTGGCGGAGGATGTGATCAAAGGGCTGCCGGTGGAGATGTTGCAGCCGCTGCACTCGCGAGCACAAGAGCTACTCGACGGGCCGCTTTCGAGAGCGCCGACGCTCGGTGCTCTGACCGAGCAGATGGCGCAGGACGCGCAGCGCCTGCTCAAAGAAGCGGGCGCAAAGTGCGGGGTGGAGTTTACTGTAGAGGAGGCTGTGCGGCGCCCAGATCTGCCTAGCTTGGAGGACGCCCAGAGCGCTCCGGACGAGCTGCCGCCTGATGAGGTTGAGGACCGCCTTGCCACCCTGTATAACCAGATCGCCAAGCGCAGCGAGGCCCGCTGCAGCGAGGTCGAGTTGCTGGCAGCCGGGGTGGAGCCTATCAACAAGGGCGCCCCGCGGCTTGTGGGCGAGGACCGCCCGGGTCGAGGTGTGTTGCACCTACATGCCCGCGGCAACAGGCTGCACGTTGACATGCGGATGGAGGTGGGCGACGAGACGGTGAGCTACGCGCTGGCTTGTCAACATGCGGCGGCGGACATGCCGCCGCTAGACCTTGAGGGACTTCGCGGGCTGGCCAAGGCCTTCACCGTCACCGGCAGCTCGCACATCAAGGCGTTGCTGGCGCCCGAGCGGGTGTTCTGCGTGTGCAAGGGTGCGCAGCCCAACCCGTGGCTGGATGTCGAGGAGGAGTCCTTCGCGCCGGGTGAGACCGGAGCAGCCGACGACGAAGTGGGTGCGATGTTGGCGGTGGCGCGGCCGGCTGTGACCTGCGGGCTCATCACCAAGAGCAGCCATGAGTACTTCTTGGAGCGGGATAAGCAGCTCTTCGGCCGGCTGCTGGTGGAGAAGCAGGGTGAGGAGGATCCCTACTGGACCGCCACGCTGACAGACGACCTGTTACCTAATGTGCTCAAGGCCGAGGCTGACGTGCCGCCACAAGGGTGGTCGGGGTTGCCGGTGGGGGTGAAGAAGCTGGTGCCCCGGGAGATGCAGTACTGGCGTGAGAGCGATGTGGCCAAGCGGACTCAGCGCCGGGATGAGCTGATGGCCTCCGGCTTCGTGACCGGGGAGCAGCTCATGTTTGTCGGGGGTGCCATCGGCAAGGTGGTCACCAAGTACTACATGGAGGAGCTGATCGAGGACGCCACCGATGAGGACGTGGCGGAAACTGTCTCCAAGATCAAGTGGAGCACCAAGTACATCAACGACTTGCCGGACAGCGCATTCCTGCACATCGAGTCCGGTGGTAAGAAGGACTCGGAGGGCAAGACCGTGCCGAGGGCCCTGCGGCACTTCCCCGTGCGGGACCACAACGGCAAGCTGGACGCGCCGCACTTGCGGAATGCCCTGTCCCGCATCCCGCAGAGCAAGCTGCCGCAGTCCGTGAAGGACAAGACAGCGGCGAAGGCGCGCCGGCTGCTGGCCTCGGTTCAGAAGATGGAGATGCCGGAGCTGCCGAGTGATCTACCGAAGACGCTGCTGCAAGACACCCAGATTCAGCTGCTCAAATACGAGACCAAGCCACCGGTGGATGATGAGGATGAGGAGGAGCGCTACGTTCTGGGTGTGGTGCTGGTGCCGAACGAAGTGGACTCCCAGGGGGACATCTACAGCGAGGAGGAGGTTCGTAAGGCAGCTCACTTCTTTATGGAGTTCTCGCCGGTCTTGGGCCTGATGCACGAGCGGACTCTGCCAGAGGCCAAGATCAAGATCCTCGAGTCCTACCTGGCACCCGTCGACTTCGACATGGAGGGTCAGCACGTCACGGAGGGCACGTGGCTGCTCGCCGCCCGAGTGCTGGACGACGCCCTGTGGGCTGCCATCAAGGCCGGCCGCTTGACGGGCTGGAGCATCGAGGGCACCGCGCTCGCCATGGAGCTGAACTAGCTCTAAGCACCTCAAAATCCACGTGTGCGTCACGCAACATCAGTTTAGCGGAATGGTGTTGCTGTGAAATATTCTTGACTTTGCCGCGTGAATCTTGAAAATAGTAAGCGGATCAACACATGGCCGATACACCATCAGACGAGCAAGATCGACGCCGGCGCCGCCTCAAGGAAATCGAGCCGGACAAGGTGGACCTGGTAGACAGGGCTGCGAACCAGCGTCGGTTTCTCGTGTTCAAGGAGGAGGCAATGCCCAACGAGCCGGAGATCACCCCCACGGAGGGCGCGGTCGAGAACCTGCAGGAAGCGGTGGAGCTTCTCAACGACCTGAGCGGCCAGGTGGCCGATCTGTCCAAGAAGCTCGGAGGCGACGACCCCGGGCCCTCGGGCGATCCACCGGCCGACCCGGAGCCTGCGGAGTCAGACCCCGAGCCGGAGCCCGAGCCGGAGCCCGAACCGGCCGTCAAGTGCGACCCGGGTGCTCAGCTGCGCGAGTTCGCCGAGATGGGGCTGAACACCGCCCACATGATGGTGGACTTCGGCGAGATGGACCCGGCCCTACTGCCGACCATCGAGCAGGAGCTGGGGCGCATGATCGACATGGCCGCCGAGCTCGGCGTCGCCAAGAGCGAGAAGCTGCCCAAGCTGCCGGCGCCCTTCGGAGAGGACGAGCCGGACGAGGCCGCGCTGGGCAAAGCCGCCCACGACTTCATGCGAGGCCTGGCCCAGGACGCAGCGCTGCTGGCCAGCACCGCCGGCGAGGAAGTGTCCGACGTGGCCAAGGCCGAGATCGGCCGGATCCGCGACAACCTGCAAGCCCTATACGACGGGCTGTGCGTCGCCAAGGGGGCGCGCAAGTTCGCCAGCACGCTGCGCGACGTGGCCACCCGGGCGCTCAACCTCTGCACCAGGGCCGAGAAGAACAACGACGTCGACGCCCGCACGCTGCGCGAAGCACGCCGCCTGCGCGACATCGTCCAGGGGCTGGTGGACCGCCACGCCGCGGCCGTCAGCAAGTCCGAGGACGTGGACGAGGCCTCGATGTCCCTGCAGCTCATGGACATCGAAGGGCGACTGGACACGGTGGAGGACACCGTCGCCAAGGGCGAGGAGGACGACCCCGAGCCCACGCCCTCCGAGGACCCGCCCGCCGACCCGGACCCTGACCCGGAGGAGCCCTCCGAGGACGAGGACCCACCCGCCGACCCCGAGGCCGACGAGGACGACGACCCGGCACCCGCGGAGGACGAGGACGACGACCCCGAGAGCGAGGACGACCCTGACCCCGACCCCGAGTCAGAGGACGAGGACGACCCGACGCCCGCCGAGGGGGACGACCCCGAGTCGGAGGACGAGGAAGACGTCGAGAAGGCCGAGCAGCTCAAGACCATCGAGCACCTCGAGAGCGAGGTGGAGCGGCTCAAGGGCATCATCGTCAAGGCCCGGAAGAGCGTGGGCGTGCCCGCATCGGACGGCGCGGACGACGACCCGTCGGAGGGTGACGAGGACGTACTCCTCTTCCCCATGAACTACAACGATCCAGCGTACAAGGAGGCTGTCGCCAAGCGGGCGCAGGAAAGCTAACCCACGGCGACCCTTTACAACAGTTCTGACAAGGAGGAACAGGACAATGCCCGAGGACAACAGGACTCTCCTGCGCAAGGCGGAGATCGCCGTCGCTGACTTCACAAGCAGCGGCATCCTTCGGCCGGCTCAGGCGGACAAGTTCATCCAGCTGGCCATCAAGGAGCCCGTGCTGCTCCAAGACATCGCCGTCACCCCCATGAACGCCTTCAAGGAGGACAGGGACAAGATGAGGTTCGCCAACCGCGTGCTGCGCGGAGGCACCGAAGGAACCGCCCTGCCCAACGCCGACTGGGCCAAGCCCTCGCTGGCCATGGTCCAGCTGGACGCGCAGCTCTTCAAGGCGGAGGTGCGCATCACCGACGAGGTGCTCGAGGACCAGATCGAGCGCGGCAAGTTCCAGGACACCGTGATGACCGAGCTGTCACACGCGGTCGGCCGCGACATGGAGTGGATGTCCATCAACGGCGACACCACTAGCTCCGACCTCACGCTGCAGAAGTTCGACGGCGTGCTGAAGCAGATCACCAGCAACACCGTCAACGCCGGCAGCAACAAGCTGGCCCGCCAGTACCTGCGCGACATGCTCCGCACCATGCCGGACGAGTTCGCCAACATGGACCTGAAGTACTACACCAACCGCAAGGCCGTCCTGGACTACAAGGACGAGGTGGCGCAGCGGGCGACCCCCGCGGGCGACAACCACCTGCTGCAGCGGAAGCCGGGCATCTACAACGACTACGACGTCGTGCCGGTGCCCGAGTTCCCCGTGGTCAGCAGCAACACCCAGTGCATCCTGGGCGACCCGTCCAGCATCATGCTGGGCATCTACCGGAAGATCCGGATCAAGGTCGACGAGGACATCTCGGCCGGCGTCGTGATCATCGTCGTGACCATGCGGTTCGACGTCAAGATCCTGGAGGAGACCGCCTGGGTCAAGGCCACCGCCGTCACGGGCTCCTAGCCCACGCGCGGACCCGAAGATCTGTACTAACCCGCGGGCCGGCACCGTCCGGCCCGCACCGCGGAGGAAAAGAACATGGCACTCGGAACAATCACCGTCACCAGCCAGACGGTCAAGGCCGCCTCGGCGCCCATCCAGGCGGTGCTGCTCAGCTTCCCCGGCGACGGCGCCTACCCCACAGGCGGCACCACCGGCTTCAGGGCCCTGGTCCGAGCCGCGCTGGCCCGGCAGGTCAACATCATCGGCGTGTTCATGGCAGACAAGTGCGGCGGGTATATCCCCCTGTACGACGTCGCCAACGACACGCTGATGGTCCTGCAGGGCGACTACAGCGAGTCGGCCGACGGCCCGCTGGTCGAGGTCGCAGCCACCGGCGACCTGTCCGCCACGACCTTCAAGGTCAACGTGCTCTGCTACTAGCAGCGCTGCAGCATGTCGCCCCGTCGTGCCCCGTCGGGCGATGAGGCGGCAACCGGTTCGACCGACGGACAGCAAGGTATAGAAAAAAGATGACTGAAACCGCAACCGAGAATTTGAAGGACCAGATCTTCGTCCGGCTCCTTCCTCACAACCCCCGAAAAGGCAGGCTGGTTCAGCGCTACTCGCACTGGGACGGCCAGCTGTTCGAGGGCGGCCCGCGCCCCACGTGGTATCGGGTCACCCGAGAGCAGGCCGCTGAGCTTGAACCCCTCCGGCAGGAGGGGATGGAGTTCAACGACCCCGACGCCAAGCAGCTCTTCCAGGTCGTAACCGGCGAGGAGAAGCAGCAGATCGAGGCGGAGGAGCAGGGCTTGGCTCTGCAGGCTCTGGGGGCTGCCGCAGCCACCGTGGCCGCGAACAACCCGACCACCGAGGATGTCCGGCCCGAGCCGGCGCCGGCGGGCGGGCGCTCCGCGGCTCTGCCGCCCCCGAAGGAGGGCGGGGAGATCTCCACGGCCAACGTGGTGCCCAAGTCGCGTCGTCGTCGTGGGGGGAGGTAGGAAGCCGCCGAGGCGCTCTCTGGCCTACCAGCGGGCGGAAGACGGTGTCGTCGAGATCTTCGATCTGGACTTCGCCGCCTACTGCCTGATGCGTGGGCTGGTCATCGCGGATCTCGTGGAAGAGCGAGCGCCGCGGCGGGACGGTAGGAGGAATGGTTTCAGCAAGTTCGTGTTCCGTTTCGCGGACACTGAGGAGCTGGTTGATGGCCTGTCTCTGGACTACACCAACTCGGATTGCGCTCGGTTCGCGGACTCTGTTCGGCGACTAAAGAAGGCGGTCCGGTCGGTGCCGTCTGGAGGCAGGTGATAGATGCCTGGGATCGTACTAGGCGACAGCTCCTCGACAACGAATCCGCTACTGCCTTTCTTTCACCAGGCAAACGGCTTCCTTGCGGACGTGACCAGCGTCACGTGGGACGTCTATGCGCTCAGCGCGCGCACCACGTCGCTTGCCAACGGCACAGGCACCAAGGTCTCCACCGGTTACTACATCGCTGTGCTGGACCCAAGCGGGCTCAGCCCGGCGCTGACAGCTGGCCCCTACGAGATCGTCTGGAGCTACGTCGTCAGCAGCGGCGGGCCCACAGAGACCATCTCGTACACCTTCGAGGTGCTCAGCAACCTGTACTTCCGCAGCAGTCGGCAGTTCGTCAACTACGCCGACTCTGCGCAGGCCAAGCTGAGCAAGTACAAGGTGGAGGAGCGGCAAAGCGCGCTTCTGTGGGCCTCGCAGGAGATCGAGCGGATCACGGGCCGGTTCTTCTTCCCGCGGTATCTGGAGATGCGGCACAGCGTGCGGCCCAAGTCCTCGACGCTGTGGCTTGACCAGCCGGTCATTGGGTTGTCCGGCATCGACATCCTCACCGAGAACCTGGTGACGGGCCAGACCTCCACGTACAGCATGGACAACAACTACCTGCGAGTGTTCAACAGGCACCTCGACAGGTTGCTGTCTCCGGACGATCGACAGAATCCCAAGATCCAGTTCGCGTCTACCGGCAGCGCCACCCAAGGCATCGCCCCGCCGCGGTTCTCAGAAAGCAACCTCGGGTTGAAGGTCAAGGGCGCCTTCGGCTGCACCGATCCCGACGGAGGCCCCATGGGCTGTGTCCCCTCCGGCATCGAGGAGGTCGCGTTGGCGCTGGCTGGGCGGCGGCTGAGCAGCACTGGCACGTCAGCCGACCCGTTCCTGAACCAGCCTGGCCGCATCAAGATGGCCAAGACCCGGGACCAAGCGGTGGCCTATGACACGTCGCGATCCCGTGATGCGATCCTGACGGGAGACCCGCGGCTCGATGCCATCCTCGAGGGCTTCATGCGGCCGCCCCACGTGGGCGTTGCGGGGTAGACAATGATCCGCGTCCCGCTGCTACTTCAGACGTCGGTGGCGGTGCTCCACCGGCTCAACCTAGCCAGCACCAAGACCGTGCAACCGCACACCAGTGCCACGTCTGGCTACGACCCTGACTTCCGTGAGCCTATCATCTACGACGAGGCGAAGCCTGTCGGCACTGGCACGGTGCGGGAGAGTGCGCGTCAGGAGCTACCTCCGATCCGCATCGAGTGCCAGGTGGAATACCCGCGGTTCGAGGACTTGCAGCAGCTGGGCTCCGGGCAGAGCCCGAACACCGTGCTGATTTTGGTATTACATCGTACAGATCTGGAGGAGCAGAAGCTGCTGGACACCAAGACCGGCGAGTGCGAGATCCGCAAGGGTGACCGGGTGTCAGCTATCGAGTATGGGCCTGGCTCCGGGCGCGATGGGGATGTGCAGGTGCCTATTGCAGGTGAGGGTCTGTATGTACAGCAGGTGGCGCCTGGATCGCCGGGCTTCGGGCCCGGCACCGACCTGATGCTGGTCTCGTTGGAGGAGAGGACGCAGGCGTTATGATCACCTTCGACAAGAAGACCGAGAAGCTGCACAAGGAGGTCACGGCGTGGTTTCAGGCCCTGAGCAAGAACTTCCGCGCGGCGAACATGAAAGCAACGCACAAACCTGCACGGAACACCCACGTCTGGTTGACCTCGAAAATGAAGAGCGGATACAACGCCGGCCACCCGCTGGCACCGATGACCCGGGCGCTGTATCAACACGGTGTACCCTCGCAGTACAGTACAGCGTGGGCTGCACCGGCGTTTACGGCGGCAAAGGCGGGGTGGTTTCGCAGCGGGCACATGGCCAACAGCCTCAAGGTGCAGAAGGTTGCCGGCTTGGCGAAGGGGTCAGCCGGCTACTCGGTCACGTTCATGCCTGGTGCGACAACCGCAGGTCCACGGCCAACGCCACTAGCCCGCCTCGCCAAACGGCTGGAGCTCGGATACAGTCAGACCATTGTCATCCCGGGGGGCGTTCAAGCGTGGCTGGCCCGGAAGTTGGGAGGTGGAACATCGCACAAGTACCGCACGTTGCGCGTTCGCGTGTCTGTGCCGGGTCGCCCCATTGCTTGGCACGTTAACCAGACCAACACCAAGCCGAACACTGAGAGGTGGTTCCGCAACGAGCTGGCGGGTGAGCTGGGGAACAGGCTGCCGACGGTCCAGAGCCGCAACGTAGCGCGGCAGTCTTTTGGGATGTAGCCAATGGCCGTGCCAACCATAAGCACCTGCACGCCAGCCACCGGCAACGGGGGCGGCGGCACGCTGGTGGAGATCACCGGCACCAACTTTCGCGTGTACACCGCGCCGACCAGCGGCCAAGCTGGCACGCTGACGTCGCGGGTGCAGGTCAAGTTCAATGGAGTCGCGGCTGAGCAGGTGCACGTTCACTCAGCAACCCACCTCTCCGTTGTCACGCCGGCCTACACCGGTGACGCCGACGCTGAGGCTTTCACTGCGGTAAGTGTTGTCGTCACGAACTTGGATGACAGCGGGGTTGCAATTTCGGGTGAGACCGCGACCAAGGCCAGCGCTTACACCTACCGCCGAGAGCCGATCCGGCCGTCGGATAGCATCCCGGATCTAGGGCACCCGCTACAGCGCGTGACGCGGCAGCTCATGCAGATGCTCAAGCGGCAGGTGCTGCGAAATGCTGGGCCAGTGACTCACGCTGACTACTCCCGCGATGGGATCCAGATTGAGGAGGCCAGCAACCCCTCGCTGGTGCTGGAAGGTCCAGATGTCGCACCGGCGGCGTACCAAGAGCGCGTGCCACTGTATGATGAGGCCCAGGGCGACGGTAGTGCGCTGCTGCACTGCCAGATGGAGGTGCACACGTTCGCGTACCAGCTGGTGGGTGACAGCGACTCACATCGGGAGAATGCTGCGCTGGCATCAGCGGTTTTGCAGTTCTTCAAGCGCAACCCGTACCTGGTGATGACCGCCGACGTCCCGGCGGATAGCACCCTGCGCATGCCTTTGCAGCAGGTGGGTCCTGTAGACATTTCAGGGGGTTCGGCGGAAAGCAACATCAGACAGTTCCGGACAACGTTCGAGGTGCGCCGCGTGCCGGTGCTGTACCTGCCACCGAGTTTGCGCACGTGGCCGGTGTTGACGATCCAGTTGCAGTCGCAGACTTTGACCGGGACTCTGGTGCAGACAAAAACTTTGTGATAGGGTAGATCGCAAGCTGCCCAAACTGGAGGCCACAAAATGGCGGATCTGCTTTCTTCAAAGATTACCATCAGTGAGGAGGAGCCCAAGCTTCGTACGTTCCCCACATATGCCACAGCTGTGCTGGGCATTATGGGTGTCACGGAGCGAGGACCCCTGCGCACGCCCCAGCTGGTTACCTCCTACGAGGAGTTCGAGCAGGTGTACGGCGGGTTCATCAGCGGGCGGCAGTGCGCGCTGGCAGTGCGCGCCTTCTTCCTCAACGGCGGCAAGCAGTGCTACGTCAGCCGGGTGGCCCACTACGGCACCCATAGCGCATCTGTGGCCACGTCCGACGCCACCACCGGCACACAGACGCTGCAGACCGCAGCAGGGGCTGCGTCACCGGCTGTGCTGACCGGCACCGTGGCGGGGCCGTGGAAGATGACCCCCAACGACACGCTGATCGCGAGCATCGACGGTGCGGGGGACGACACCGCGACCTTCGACGCGACGGCTGCAGCCCGCGAGAACGCTACCGCCGAGACCTACGTGCTCGTCGACCAGCAGACCTTGACGGTCAAGGTGGACGCCGAGACCACCGCGCAGACCATCACCTTCGACACCGCGGAGTTCGTCGACATCGGCGCCGCCACGGCGGAGGAGGTGGCGCAGGCCATCAACAACGAGATCGTCGGTGCGACGGCCACGGTGACCAGCAGCGGCACCAAGGTCACCATCACCTCCGACCGCAAGGGCACCGGGTCCAAGATCGAGGTGACCGGCGGCACCGCCAACACGGCGCTGGGCTTCGCCACGGCGCAGGTGTCTGGCGCCAGCACCGCGGGCATCTCCGACATCGACGCGGTCACCACCGCCGAGATGGACACGATCTTGACTGCCGCTTTCACCGGCGGCGGCGGCGTGAGCGTGACGTTCACCGCCAGCAAGATCGTGATCACCACGGTGGCCACCGGTGCCAGCGCCAGCGTGGAGGTCAAGGCGACCTCGTCGGCGGAGACCATCCTGGGGCTGTCCACCACCATCGTGAACGGCAGCGCCGGCTCCGCGGTGAACACCCTCAAGGTGGACGGCAAGACCCCGGGCGCGTACATCAACACCATCAAGCCCAGGATCTACGCCGCGAGCAGCGGGCTCGCGTCGGAGTTCAACCTGCAGGTCCTCGATGGCACCGTGGTGCTTGAGACCTGGACCAACCTGACCATGGCCACGTCGGCCACCACCGCCACCGCGGAGCGCTTCGCCGAGACCATCATCAACGACGCGTCCAAGGGCTCGGACTACATCGCAGTGACCGACCAGGCCGCCGCGGGGTCTGCGACCAACCGCCGACCGGCTGACACGTCCGGCGCCGCGCTCACCGGCGGCGGCGACGGCCTGACCGGCCTGACCGATACCGACTTCACCGGCTACAAGGGCGCCGAGTCCGGCGTGTATGCATTCGACAACGTGTCGGACATCACGCTGATGTGCGCCCCGGATCGGCCAACGGCGACCACCATGGACAAGCTGCTGTACTACTGCGGGCACGCAGACGAGCGGCAGGGGATGGTCTTCGCCATCCTGGACACGTCGGAGGACCGCAGCACGGGCGCGCTGGCCAAGACCTTCAAGGCCGGTCTGTCCAACACCGCCTACTTCGAGAACGGCGCCATGTACTGGCCCTGGGTCAAGATCATCAACCCGTCCAACACGGTCTATGGCAAGGCGACCAAGAGCATCAACATGGCCCCGTCGGGCGTGGTGGCCGGCATCATGGCGGCCCGCGACTCCGGCGAGGACGAGGGCCCGTTCTACCAGCCGGCCGGGGTGGAGGCTGGAAAGCCGGTGGGCGTCGTGGCGCTGGAGGACGAGGACGGCACCCCGGGCAACAACCACAAGGCGCGGCTGGAGGCCCACCGGAACCTGGTGTTCCCAGATCGCATCAACCCGATCACCTTCATGAAGGGCTACGGAGTCTTCGTGGACGGCGCGCGGACGCTCAAGGGCGACGGCAACTTCCCCAGCGTGGGCGAGCGCCGCGGCGTCAGCCACATCGAGCGGCTGCTCGAGGCGGGCCTGCAGTGGGTGCGGCACCGAAACAACACCCCCGACCTGCGCGAGGACATCGAGAGCCAGGTCTATGCGCTGCTCTACGAGTGGATGCAGAAGGGCGCTTTCGCCACCCGCGACCCTGACACGGCCTTCTTCGTGGATGTGTCCGACGCCCTGAACCCGCCGTCCGTGGTCCGCGAGGGCAAGGTGGTGATGCGGGTGGGGCTGGCGACCAACACCCCGGCCGAGTTCATCGTGATCAAGGTCACCAAGGACACGCGTGCGCTGTCTGAGGAGCTGTTCGGTCAGATCTAGGGCCGACGAGAAAAGGTAAAAGCAAACGGCTGAGTCGAGGCTCAGCGCTACACGGAGGAAATCCATGGGTGACATCAAACTGGTGACCGGCGGCGTTCGGGAGCTGTTCCCCAAGCACCAGTTCCTGATCCAGGTGGCTGGTGGCTGGTCTGCCACCTTCCAGAAGATGAGCGAGCTAAGCTACGAGCTGGCCGAGATCTCGTACCACGAGGGCGGCAACATGATCCCGTGGAAGATCCCCGGGCGCGCCACCGTCCCCAACGTGACCCTCGAGCGAGGGGCGTCCACGTCGTCCAAGTTCTACGACTGGATGAGGCAGGTCGCCTACATCGCCGGAGGCGCCGGGTCGCTGCAGCGCGGCGTCGGCGCCAACCTCGCGGTCTACATGAAGGAGGTCAAGGTCATCCAGCTGGACCGCAACGGCGTGACCAAGCGGCGGGTCTGGGGCCTCCGGAACTGCTGGCCGCGCAAGTACGTGGCGGGCGACTGGGACGCCAGCACCGACGAGGTGATCATCGAGTCCCTGGAGCTGGTCTTCGACAGCTTCCGCAAGGTCCTGTAACGAGCATGGCCGGCCGGGGCCGGTCGCGGACAAGGAGCCGCATACGAGCTGCCTGGCTCGCTTCCAGGCCGCCAGCCTCGCTCCGGAGAGGCTGAGCCCAAGGTACAGGAGAACGAGAGATGGAAACCGAAATCACCTGCCCCTCCGGTTTGCGCGGGGTGGTCCGCTTGATGCGGGTCAAAGACGAAGAGCTCTTCGCGAACCGCAAGCTGGCCCAGTCGGGCCGCCTCATCACCGAGCTGCTACAGACCTGCTGGCTGCGCACCCTCGACATGGGCCCCTACGAAGGCGAAGAGCCACAGTGGGAGCGCGTGCTGATGGCCGACAGGACGTTCGCGCTGATCCAGCTGCGCATCCTCTCCTACGGCCCGGAGTACACCTTCAGGGCCGACTGCCCAGCGTGTGAGCGCAACTTCAAGCACACCGTGGGGCTGGACGTACTCGACGTAGCCCCTGTGTCTGAGAAGGGCAAGCAGGCGGTGCGCACCAACCAGCCCATCAAGACCCAGCTGCTGGACGAGACGGAGGTCCTGCTGCGCATGGCGACAGGAGTCGACGAGGAGCACCTCGCCGCCATCCCCAAGTCCGAAGAGCACCGGCTGCTGACGCTGCAGCTGGCGCGGCGCGTGGTGTGCCTCGGCGAGATCGACGACCCGGACGAGATCCTCGCCGCGGTGGAGGATCTGCCGGCGCGGATCGGCGACGACCTGTGGGACCAGGTGGACGACCTGGGCGGTGGCGTGGACACCATGCTGCCGATGGAGTGCACGTTCTGCGGCCAGCAGTTCGACATTCCCCTCCCTTTCGAGGCGGGGTTCTTCTCGAGCCGGAAGAGATTTACCCGATCCCGTCGACGGCGGACAGGGACCTAATGGCTTTTCGGCTCATCGCGCAGTCCCCTGAAAGCATCTCTGTGAACGTGTCGTGGAGTGAGCTTCAGGAGTTTGACGTGAGCCGGCGCGACAGACTGGCCGAGTTTCTTGAGAAAGCGAACGACGACCTAGCGCAGGCGCACCGCCGCGCCCGATCTGGCATAAGAGGGTAGTAATGCCCCGCACCGTCTTCGAATATGGTTTCGTCTGGACCTTCACCGACAAGGGGGTGGTGAAGGGAATGCAGGCGGGCAATCGAGCCATGAAGGGCTCGAACAAAACCATGAAGGAGACGAACAAGTCTGCGCGGCAAGCAGCCGGCGGGCTCCGGGCGCTGGCCGGGGCGTACAACGCCTTGATCGTGGCCCGGAAGGCAGCAGCTGCCATGACGGCAGTCATCAAGCCCGCGGTGGACCTGGAGCACGAGATGGGGCGCATGCGGGCTGCCACTGGTCTTGGCGCGGACAGCCTCGAGCGCTTGCGCCGTGCTTCGTTCGATGCAGCCAAGGTCACCCCCTTCACTCCGACCGAGGCGGTCAGCGCGGCAACCAAGCTGAACCTGGCCCTACGCGATGTTGAGGGCTCCGCCGCTACTCTGATTCCCACCCTGTCGATGGCTCACGTCTTCATGGAGGGCAACGTCGCCAAGTCAACACAGCTCGCTTCGCAGATCATCGGTGGGTTCAACCTGCGCACGAGGGAGGCGGCCGAGGCGCTGGACTATCTGGTGGCCATGCAGCGTGGCACCGGCATCCAGGTCTCGGAGATGGCTGAGGGCATGAAGAAGCTGGGGTTGGTCACAACCGTTGCGGGGCAGACCGGCATCAAGGGCTTCAAGGACCTGCTGCCGCTGTTCGCACTGTCCGTCCGCGGCTTCCGCAGCTCCTCGTCTGCGGCCACCGGCTGGCTGACGGGTATGCTGCGGATGTCCGACCCCAGGATCTACAGCCGGCTCGAGGAGCGGCTTGGCGTTGTGATTCACACCGGCGAGCGCCTGCGTCCCATCTCCGATATCATGATGGACCTAGCCCGTGCTGCAGAGGGTAACGAGCAGACGTGGCGCGGGTTCATGCACGAGATTGACAAGGCCTTCGGCAAGCGCGCCGGCAAGCCGTGGATCTCGCTGATGCAGCAGCTGATGGCAGGCATCCCCACCGACGAGGGTAAGATCGTACGCATGGGTGATGCGCTGGCGTATCTGCAGGACAAGGGTATGAAGTCCCCTGGCTTGCTCAAGGGCGTCACCACCGAGTTCATGATGACGACGGAGAACCAGTTCACGCTGCTTCGCGACGCGTTGATGAAGCTGGCTATGACTGTGTCGCAGGATGTGGTGCCACCGCTGGCGTTGATGATCAACACGATCACGGATCTGGTGAACAAGCTGCAGTCGCTGTTCTCCGGCACCAGCACCACGGCCATGATAATGCGCAAGCTCGCGGGCGGGATCATCGTCCTGGCGGGGACCTGGGTCATGGCCACTGGCTTGGCGATGGCATTCAAGGCATCGCAGGTGGCCATCGGGCTGGCGATGCAGTTTCTACGAGGGTCGACAGCAAGCAGCACAGTGGCCATAGCTACACAGGCGCATGTCATGCGAGGTGCTGCTGTCAGCACCAGAGCATGGGCAGGCGCTATGACGCTTGCCACGCGCATGGCCTACGGGCTGACTGCGGCGGTGCGGGTCCTGGCGCGTTCAACTGGCCCCTTGATCATCGCCTTCGTTGCCGTCGAGGCGCTCATGTACGCGATGGAGTCCATCTGGGGCCGGTTTGGACAGGGCGGCATGGACGCAGACATCAACCGGATGATGGCCGACGCCAAGCGTGGCAACAGCGACTTCCTCAAGGTGCTCGGCGGCTTCGGCGGCGCGTCGAAGGACCTGGCGCGTACCGCAAGCAGCTTGGACGAGGCTGTCGACCGGTGGGTCAAGACCATGAAGCAGAAAGCGCCGATGCTCTCGCACAAGGCGTTGGATCTCATGGGTGCGAAGCTAGAGGCCGCCATCTCGCTGGGTAAAGAGGGCGGCGGCATCACCAAGACCGCACTCGCGCGTCAGCAGTTCGGCGTGATCAAGAGTGTGTTCGAGGCCCGCGGCCGGGTGGACAGTGATACGCTGAAGAAGGCGCAGATTGCTTTCGCCCTGTTGAGCCAGGGGCTGAAGTTGACAACCAACGAGTCCAAGACGTTCAAGGCCGCACTGGATTCTATTGGCAAGGGGCTCAACAACTTCCACAAAAATTCGTCGGTGACCGCTGCAGCTGGCCATGCGTTGGGGATCCAGACGGAGAAGTACAACGCGATGCTGGACAAGAAGCTGGCTGCCGAGAAGAAGCAGCTGGGTCAGGCGGCCGATGTCGAGACGGGGCGAGACAGGGTGGTAATCAGGACAGCAAAGGCCCGTTTGAAGAGCTTGGCAAGGGAGATATCTGACGCCCGCGACAGTATACAACACGCAGAGATGAAGGCTGCCCTTGAGGCTCGGGCAGCGCGGCGCAAGTGGTATGGCTCCTACGGCCCGGATAAACACCGCACGCACTTGGGGCCGCAGGTGTGGGGTAGAACCGGAAGTGCACCGGCAAAGTGGCATTCGAGGAAAAAGCTAGCCAAGGCTTACGCAATATCGGCGAAGCCGTATGAGTGGGGCAGCAAAGACGTAGCAGATCCAGGGACTTCGCAGAGTTTAGCGCGGCGTTTCATGGCTGACATAGGTGAGGGTGTATTAGGCTGGCCGTCGGCTGAGGCGTATGAGGGTAAGGAGCTGAAAAGCAACCTAGCCAGGCTCACGAAGGCACCTGTGGCAGAGCTGCAGCGGCTTCTGAGTCACCAGCGAAATCTGCAGGAGCAGATCACCAAGAGCACAGCCCGCATGAAGAATACGCGTGCACGGGTAATGCAGCCAGCGACCAACCTCACCGAGGAGAAGAAGCTGGTCAACTCACTGAGTCGCATTGGTGTCACAGGCACGGGTGTTGACCTCAGCCCGCTGCATGGTGTGATCAAGAAGGCCACCATGACGAAGCGTGAGCGCGCCGCAGCCGAGAGCGATGACCCGGCGGTGCATGCGCTGACAGCAATGAACAACAGAGGGGCGGACGACAGCAAGGTGCTCAAGAGCATGGAGGGGCATCTGCGAAAGATGTCAAACAGCCCAGCAGTCTCAGGCAAGACCACCGAATCCGGCGGCCCCGATGCTCCACCAGAAGGCGGCGGTGGCCTCTGGCTCCTCAACATGTTCAAGTAGTGTGATGGAATGATTTTTGAGGATAGCAGATACGCCCTGTCGGAGATCTTCTTCGACGACAACGGCGCCAAGGTGCTCACCCTGCGGGACCGGGTATACTTCCAGGATGTGGAGGGTATCACCCCACATCCCGTTGAGGCCGGCGACACGCTGCACAACCTCGCGGAGCGGTACTGGGACGAGGCGCTTCCAGACGCGTCGGAGTACTGGTGGGTCATCGCTGACTTCCAGCCGACGCCAATCCACGACCCGACACTGGCACTGGTGCCGGGTGAGACCATCTTGATTCCACCCGCGAGCATCGCGCAGGAGGCTATGGCCAGCACACCGGATCAACCGCTGTCGGCTTTGTAGAAACATGACCCTGGGCAACTACGACACGCTGCATCCACATGTGAGGCTTCGCATCCTCTCGGGGCCGAAGTGTGTCACGGCTCGTGAGTTGGAGGAGCGGCTGGTATCCTTCGAGTACATCAATGAGCCACGCAAGTTCCCGCGGTTCGAGATGGGCTTCGACAACTCGGACGGCAAGGCCATGAACCTGGCGGTGCTCATCCTGGGGCTGAAGTTTCGCATCACGTGGGGCTACGACGGCCTGCTAACCAAGCGTCCGTACGATGCGGTGCTGGTCAAGATCAAGGGAACCGCCATCCGTGCGGCTGACACCGAGTCGCCGATGGGCGGCGCCGCCGGCGTGGTGACTATGATCGCCAACTGCCACAAGGTCTCCGCGCACTCGCGCATCGAAAGCAACTGGAAGTTCGGGTATGCCAACGCGCGCGTGTCGCAGATCGCCCTCAAGGCCGCCCTGGCCATGGGCTTCCGGAAGGCCAACTGCTATATCGAGGGCACGGAGTGGGGCGCCTCCGCGCCGCCGCCTAACTCGGTCGCCAACGATCCGCGCTTCGACTACTGGGAGCTGGCCACCGACGAGAGCATGTGGCAGGGGCTTGAGCGGCTCGCCGACTCAGCGGGACTGGAGTTCTACATCGAGGGTGATGAGTTTCACATGCACTCGCCTGCCTACCCGCGGGCGCCGGTTAACGAGCTCACCTACTTCGCCGGGCCCGATCTGCTGGAGTGGGATGTCGAGGGGGACTACCGCATCAACCTGCAGGGTGTGAAGGCGGTAGCGCACAACCGGCGCAAGAACACGCTCTGGACCTACAACGAGAAGCTGAAGCTGCCGGGTGTTGCTAACACGGAGTTGAAGAAGGTGCTAGAGCGGCCTGCTGTGACACCTGCCGACGTGATCAAGGCTGTGACGCCCAACGCCCGGCGGAAGGCTGTAGTGCGGCTCAAGCGGCACGTACTGAATCGCTGGAAGCTCAAGTTGAAACTGGTGGGAGACCCGCGCATCTTCCGCGGCACGGTTCTCGACTTAGAGAACTTCGGGCGGATCATTGACGGCAAGTGGACTGTGCTCGCCGCGAAGCACACCATCAACGACAGCGGCTACACGACCGAGCTGGCTTTGCGTGGGACCGGGCGCGGCACTTGCAAAACGCACCCACGCAGAATTAAGTACACCTATGATCCGAAGACCGGCACCATCGGCGTAGCGGTGGATTACCACGGTCCCATCCGGCCGAAAAAGAAGGGCTGCCGCAGGCGCAAGGGGAAGGCTCGACTGCCACAGACTACGCTAGAGCGTGCGCTAGATGCAGTGAGCCGAGTGACGAAGAAGTTTCGGGCTGTCGCCGGGTCTGGAGGCAAGCGGTAATGGCTTTTACAGACGCACAGGAGCTGGCACTGCAGCGCCGTTTCGGCATGCACTGGGGCACCGTGATCAACAACGAAGATCAGGAGGGCGTCGGCCGCGTCTTGGTTCAGGTCACCACTGTTACGTCGAAGCGCGGCGCGGTCTGGGCAGCACCAGTTGGCTACCCTGCTGGCTACGAGGATTACGGCGCACACATGCTCCCACGCCAGGGCTCGCAGGTGCTGGTGGGCTTCATTCAGGGCAACCTCGAGGAGGCCTTCTACATCCCCGGCACGCAGCCGGTGAGCCAGCGCTTGGCTGCAGTGGCTGCGCGGGATAAGGTGAAGCAGACGGACCTCGTTGCGCTGGAGACCAAGTACTTCCAGCTCGTCATCGACGACGACGCGAAGACGCTACGCATCGGGAACAAGGCCGATACTTGCTACCTTGAGATAGACCACGGTAAGGGCATGATCGAGCTGAAAGCTAAAAACCAGTTCACGATCAATGGGAAGCTGGTCGACGTCAAGGGGCTGATGGTGCAGCTTCAAGAGCGTGTGGTGTCCGTTCTTGGAGGTAAGCAGATCGCATGACCACAACTGGCAAATATGTACCGCCATACTACGGCAAGGACGAGTTGGCTCTCGACCCGCCGGCGGGCGAGGGCGACCCCTTCGGCCGCATCGCGAGGTCTGACCTGGTGCTGTTCCGGCTGCGCAATGCGAAGCGCATCGGCTCCGTGCGCGAGCTACACGCACTGCTCAACCCCGAGTCGTTTCGCGAGTCGGTCGCGCCGCAGTATGCCAGGCGGCCGGTGATTGGGCTTTCGCAGGAGATCGTGCAGTACACCCGCACTGCCGCGCGCGAGATCTCGATGGAGCTGTGGGTCGCCTACGGCATCTTCATTGCCAAGGGGTGGGAGTCTGACAAGATCAACCCACTGCAGTACCGCAACTTCTTCCAGTCGCTCACGGTGCCGACAGGCCCCAGGCGCTCGCCGCCCCGTGTGGAGATCATCTGGCCAAATGCAAGCTTGGCCTTCATCGGCGTGGTGACACAGCTGGATATCACCTATGAGCGTTTCAACCGGTCGGGCTACCCGCTAGAGTATAAGCTCGCGCTGACATTCTTGGAAACTGCGACACAGCTGCGTGTGACTCCCAAGGTCATGGCGCAGGGCTTGGGCTACAATGCGCAAACGGGGAAGACGAAGTAATGGCTACGCCAGTCACATGTGTTGAGCTTCCTCTACGCCCAGAAGACCTGGAGATCACCATCCCTGGCATGGGCTCGCTGAAAGCCTTCGCCAGCTCACTCAACGAGGTGCCCAGAGTCTCGACGCACGCCTTCCGGTTACTGAATGCCGCGCTGCCGGCTGCTGCGCCCTTCTGGACCATCCTCAAGATCTTGGCGGTGATCTTGGCGCTGGAGAAGTGCGCCCGGGCGGTCAAGGACGCAGTCGAGGAGCTATCACCCATGCCGGTGATCAACTGCCTCGAGAAGCTGACCGCAGCGCTCGCGGACTTGGCCGCACTGTTCCCCCCGATAGCCTACGTCAAGCTACTGGTGGACATCATGGTCGCCCTGCGCAGCATGATCGACGACATCATCAGCCTGCTGGACGCCATCGACGCGCAGATCACGCTGATCAAGGCAGCACTGCTCGACCCCGACCCGTACACGGTGGAGATCGGTAACTGCGCGCAGGCTAACCTCAAGCAGGAGTCGGCCAACATCCTCATCATCGCAGGCTTGATCGCAGGCATCGTGCAGAGCTTCATCAACCAGATGATGATCATCGAGTCCTTCCTGCCAGGCAACAAGAACGACCCCGACACGCCTGCGGGCAAGCTGTACTCGGTCACGCAGAAGATCACTACGGCCCAGGACGCCATCGGTGATTTCGACGCGTCTACGGACTGGCCGGACCTGAGAAACCTGCTGCTGCTGCTGCAGGTCTGCCGAGAGGCTATCCTCTACGTCGAGTCGGCGGGTAAGGCCATCCTCGGCATGCAGTTCACCGCACCAGATATCGACTGGCCCACTTTCAATAATCCAGCAACGGGGCTCGACTGATGTCCATCACGACAGCAGAGGCGTACAAGAACGCACAGCTGGGGAAGTGCATCGCGCAGCCACTGCGCCGCGGAGGCTCCGGCGACTACCTCGCGGCGCAGGGTGCCGAGTTGATCAAGGCAGCGGTTGAGCAGATCTTGCACACCAAGAAGGGCGAGCTGCCATGGAAGCCGTCCTTCGGTTTGGATGTGGAGCGCTACCGGCACCGCAACCTGACGGATGCACTCGTGGCAGCCATCGCTGGCGAGGTGCTCGAGGCCCTGACCGACTATGAGCCGCGCATCGAGATCGTCGAGTGCGATGCGGGCAAGATCGAAAACAGGGCTCGCGTCAAGGTCCGCTGGCAGATCGTCACCGAGGCCAAGGCCGACAACAACGTGATCGTGGGTCCGGTCACGCAGGAGGTCACGGTATGACCACGTCAACACTGCAGCGGAATCTGGACTACACCGACCGCGACTTCGCCAGCCTGCGCTTCCGGTTGCAGGACCTGATTCAGGGTGTGTACAGCAACTGGACGGACTTCAACGAGGCGACCTTTGGTAACATCCTGCTGGAAATGATGGCACACGTCGGCGACGTGATCGGCTTCTATCAGGACAACCAAGCCGCGGAGTGCTTTCTTGGGACCATGTCCCAGCGCATCTCAGCCATCCGGCTGGCGCGGCTGCTCAACTACACCATCCAGGGTGCTGCAAGTGCCACAGGCACGGTGACCTTCTCGCTAGCATCAGCGCACACCCGCGCCATTCCCATCCCTGTCGGCACCGTGGTGCGAACGGATGATCCAGAGGACCCGGTGTACTTCCGAACCACCGCGTTACAGACCGTCGCCATCGGAGAGCTCACCAAGGACGTGGCGGTGGAGCAGGCTGAAGCCCATCTACAGCTGTTCCAAGCGGATGGGACTCCCAACCAGCGCGTGCCGCTGGACTACACCCCGTTCCTCGACAGCAGCGCCACCGTGACCGTGGCCGGTGCACCGTACACTGAGCAGACCACCTTCCTTGGGTCCACTTCCACCTCGAAGGTGTTTGTGGTGTCAGTAGACCAGGAGGACCGCGGCTACATCCAGTTCGGCAATGGCGTGAACGGGGAGATTCCCTCAGGCGAGATCAGCGTCAGCTACAAGACCGGAGGCGGTGTCGCAGGCAACGTCGAAGCGGACATGATCAACGTCATGGACGTCACCCTGGTCGACGACCTCAACGCCAACGTGTATTTGGAGGTGACCAACGCCGCAGCCTGCTCCGGCGGCACCGACAGGATGGGCATCGAGGAAGTCCGCGCCCAGCTTCCAGCCTCGCTGCGCACCCTGACACGCACCGTCAGCAAGCAAGACTTCGAGGACGCCGGGCAGTCCGTCAGCGGCGTGGCGCGGGCGCTGATGCTGACCAGCAACGAGGGCAGCTCCATCGCGGAGAACTCCGGCATCATGTACGTGGTGGCTCGCGGCACCACGCTGGCCTCTGGGCGCATCGCGCCGGCGGCGCCGTCCACTACGCTGCTGACCAACATCGAGACCTACATCAACACCAGCAAGCCACCGATGCTCACGTTCACCTGGGAGGCGCGAGCTGCTGTCTTCAAGGACATCAACATCGCCGCCCGCGTGTACCTGGAGCAGGGCGTCAACTCGACTACGGTCGGCAACGCCATCCGGACCAACCTGGCTGACTTCTTCGCGGCGCAGCTCAGCGCGGGTGTGGCGAACCCCGACATCGACTTCGGTGCCAATCTGAAAAACGCGGCTGGCACCATCGTCGCTGAGGTGGTCTGGAGCGACGTCTTCAATGTCATCCGCGACACCACTGGCGTGCGCAAGGTCAGCGAGAGCACAACGGGGTTGTTGCTCAACACGCTGCGCCAGTCCGTGGTGATGCAGAACAAGCAGTTCCCTCGGCTGGGCACCACGTCCATCGTCGACGTTGACACGGGGGCCACCATCTAGCGAGAAGACCATGGCCAACGAAGACTTCGGGACAGCAGGAACCACCAAGGGTTCAGCAGCCAGCTGGACGCTGGCAGAGGTGTCTGGAGGGCGGGACTGGGCTGAGGTGGACGGGACCGACTTCGAGACGGTTGAGGACTTCGAGGAGCAGTGGACAGATCTCAAGGGCGGGCTTGTCACCAACGAGGAGAGCATCTTCAGCTATACAGATCCTGACACACAGCTGGAGTGGGCGCTCATTGCCGCTCTAACCGCTGAGCACTTCGAGAGCGGCTGGTCCGTCCCGGACCTGTTCGACAACGACGTCGACGAGCAGGGCAAGCAGTACGGCATGGGCAAGACTGCCCCCGAGGTCAACAGCACCAATGCAGCCCCGTGGGCGCTGAGCAACGGTCAGACGCTGGTGTACAGCGTCGACGGCGGCGCCACCAAGACCATCACGCTGGCCACAGCCGACTTCGTCAACATCGGGGCAGCCACCGTCAAGGAGATGGTGCGTGTCCTGAAGCGCGATCTGGTCGGCGCTACTGCCATCGAGAGAAGCAGCACTGCGCTGGTGATCCGCGGCACCGCCTTCGGCGCCAGCGCCACACTCAAGGTCAACGCGGGCGACGTGGCCACAGCTCTTGGCTTGGCGACTACCACTGTGCAAGGCACCACCAACGCCGTGGACTGGCCCGATGGCCACGTGGCGCACCTCGACGACTGGTCGGACTTACAGTCCGAGAGCGCCAGCGTTGAGAACTTCGAGGCCAACTGGATGCTGCCCGGCAACCGGCTGGACTACCTCAACCACAGCTTCGCTGCCAAGTACTGGGATGGGGTGGCAGAGGAGTGGCGCTTCACCGGAGCACAGCTGGAGATGGCGAGCCACGTGGGCGCCAAGGACTACGAGGACTTCGAGAGCGGGTGGAAGGACAACGAGAACAACATCCTCGCCTACAGCGCCGACAGCACCGTGGACCAGCTTGAAAGCGCTGGGCTGGGAACCGACGTCACGTTCGGGACGTTCGGCCTCGACTGGGCGGCGCCGTCACCACCAAGCTACAGCCGTAACCAGTACAGCCCGCGGCTGTGGGTGGAGGTGGTCACGTCGCCAGCGGTGCAGCAGGTGCTGGAGGTGACCTTCACCGATGGCTTCGCGCGCAGCAGCCGGAAGGGGCGCGTCACCATCGCCGCCGGCGCGGCGGTCGGGTCGGTAGTCTACTTCGACCTGACGGCTGTTGGGGGGTCTGAGGGCAAGGGCGTCACCGAGATCGACTCGGTTGCAGAAATCTCCGGAGCGACGGATAGTGTCGTGACGGTCAAGGGCGACCCGGCCAACATGGAAGAATTCGAGGGAGCTGACTGGACGATCAACACCCTCTAAGAGGAGCAGGCAATGGCAGAGTCAGATTACACTTTCTTCGGCGCGGACGCGGCGGCTATCAAGCGAGCGGCCACGGCCGGCTTCACCCCACCGGCGCACAGCGGAACCAACCAGTTCCTGCTCGGCTTCCAGTCCGTCACGACCACCTCCGACGCGGTGGGCATGTACGTCAACAAGCTCAACTTCGCGCCGCTGGTGGACGACGCATCTGGCCCAACCGGCTGCTCGGTGCGAGGCGCTGTGAAGAGGGCGACGTCGGCATACGCCACTGGCTTCTCGGGGGGGCTGTTCGGCTGCCTGCAGGCAGCGACCAAGGGGGACTACGCCTACATCCTGGGCCTGAGCGACAACGACCCGCACGAGATCGTTCTCGCGAAGTGCTCCATCCTGTCGGGGCTGAGCCCAACTGCGGCGTACATCCTGCGCAGGTCATCGGCGACCTTCAACGCTGACACGTGGCACCACCTGCGGCTGGACGTGATCGTGAACCCCAACGGTGACGTGGTGCTCAAGTGCTTCAGCAACGACCTCGACACCGACAACGTGGACGCGCCCTCGTGGGAAGCCATCTCAGGCATGACTGACTTCGTCGACGACGCGCTGGGCATCAACTGCGCCGATACGGGAGCCACAACACCGCTGGCGGGCGGGTACGCTGGTGTCTTCTTCCAGTGCATCAAGGCCAACTGCCGCATGTTCTTCGACCAGCTGGAGGTGGCCCGCGCCAAGTAGGTGATGCGATGAGTCGAAGCCCATTCCAGCTTGCCCTCGGCACCCGCCAGGGGCGCATCTTGCCCACCGAGTATGGCCCGGTGCAGGGCGCAGGCAGCTACGTCTTTGTGCTAGGAGACGAGCTGGCGCGGTTAGACAACCTGGAGGTCGGCGACCGCGTGCAGGTGTCGCAGGACCTGGACCTGTCAAGCGCGCGGATGTTGCTTCTCGACGCCCAGATCCGGCAGCCGACGCTCAAGAGCGACACGGACATCTCCAGCGGTGCGCAGCTTGTACGTGGGGACGTGACCGCCACCGGCGACGACCTGTCCGCCATCCTGTCGCCGAACGTGGCGTTGACTGCTGCACACGACGGCATGCCTGTCAAGATCTCAGGCGCTTCCTACGTCTTCAACAACTGCGTGAATCGCATCGACAGCGTGTTGAGCAGCACCATGGCGCTGCTGCGCTACCCGGTGCAGGCTGATGCAGGGCCCATCACCGCTGTGATCAAGGCCGCCGAGTGGAAGTTCTCGATTCTAATCGATGGCGATGAGCAGCTGGCAGTGACCCCCGGCAGCGATGACACCTGGGGGCCGCTGTGCATCAACAGCACGTGGATCGGCTCAAGCAACTGGGCAGTTGACGTGCGAAAGTGCACCGGAGTCTGCACGGTGGTTTACCGGCTTGAGCTCGTGCTGAGGAATCCGTAATGGCTGCTCCGATTCTCCAGAACACCACCCCGGCGCACGGCGCCCTTGACGTCCTGACGACGTCTGACATCATCCTCGAGGTGGTGGACGGGGGCACCGGGTTGGACGCGACCTCGGTCGAGATCTACCTGCAGGAGGTCCTCGTCTGGCAGAGCGAGGCCGCGCAGAACGGCTACACGGTGACACGCACGCCGGTCACCGGCGGGCACCAGTACACCGTTGAGCCGGGTAGCGCACTCTCAGTAGGCTCCGGTGTCGCTGTGCATGTCATCGCCGACGATGGCAGCAGCGACATGCTGTACGAGTCCTTCGCCTTCGTCACGGCGTACAGCGCGCCCGGACTCAAGGACAACACCCCAGCACCTAGCAGCTCAGACGTGGCGCTGGACAGTAACATCGAGCTGACCATCAACGGCTTGGAGCATGCTGTACTCGGCGTGACCAAGCTGGGCAAGAACATGGTCTTGGGGGCCAGCGGCGGCAACCCCACGTCGATCAATGAGTCCTCGGTGGTGCTGAAGGTGCAGAACGTCATCTGCTGGCAGAACGGTGCGGCCGTGGGTGACTTCGGTGTCACCAAGACGGTCCAGCCAGACGGGACCTCGCTCAAGTATGTGATCAACCCGCACTGCCTGCTGCCAGCCGGCACCACTGTCACAGTGGCTGTGTACGCTGAAGATCTGCAAGCCACACCGGGTGTGCTGGATACCACCTGGACGTTCGACACGACCGCGACCGAGACCTACCCGATCAAGATGACCATGGGCGGTGTCTGGCTGGACTACGTCTCGAACCTGACCGGGCCGAACGACCTGCACCTGGCCAACCGGATTCCGGTGTCCGACTCCATCGGCGTGGATGCTGATGAGCCCGTCCTCTTCTCCATCTTCGACACGCGTACAGCTGGCACCGGGCTGAGCAAGGACTTGAAGGTGTGGGTCACCACCAACTCCGTCAAGACCCTGGTGTACGATCAAGCGCTGGCGCAGACCGCCGCCGGCTGGACGGTGACCGACACCTTCGATCAGTCCCCAGGGTCGGCCGTCGATGACGTGAACCACCTGAAGCTAGAGCACACCACCGACTTCATCTCGGAGGAGGTGGTGTACGTCGAGATCACCGCCAGCACGGATGGCGGCGGCAGCATCGCAACAATTTGGCAGTTCACAATCAAGGATGTGCTGGCACCAGCGCTGGTGTCAGCGGTGAGCTGGGACTACCGCAAGGTCAAGGTCAAGTTCAACGAGGAGATGCTGACAGACAGCACCGACCGGCGCTCGATGTACTACGTGCTGGATGTGTCAGGGCAGAACACCTTCGTGGCACCTAATATCATCAACTGCCCCACAGCGGACATCCCAGCTGGAGTGGATGGGATGTTCATTGGCGTGCACGGTGCGCTGAAGGCCCCCAACAACGGGCCGAAGACCATCACGGAGCGCACGTCAGCGACGCAGGTCAAGGTGGCCGAGACCATCGTAAATGAGTCGCCGCCCGACCCGACACAAGACGACCCGCCTCAGCTGTATCTCTCAGGCTTCAAAGTGGAGCCCACGCCTGCTGCGGCCAACGTGGTGGACCCCGGCACGCACGGCATCGTCAAAGCAGCTGCAGCGCCTTCTACGTTCTCGCTTGGCACAGGGGAGGTGGCAGACAAGATCGCCATCCTCACTCTCATCGATGACCTGTCCCCGGGGCGCGACTGCACTCTGTATGCAGCAAACCGCGCGGATGACGCCTACAACGTGGTGAGCGGCACCGCATCCTTCCTCGGCTGGCAGCCGCAGTACTGGACGAAGGCCGGTGCCGGGGCAACACCAGAAGCCAGTGGCGGGCCACTGGCACGCCGCGACTTTGGTCTGTGGGATATGATCCCGCAGTTCAACAAGGACGAGGACGTCACGCGGGATGCCGAGAAGCTGGTCAAGTGCCTCGACGACGTGGCGCGGGTGCTGCTGCAGGATGTGGACCGCTTCGGCAATATCCTCGATCCCGACATCACACCGGAGCATGTGCTACCGCACTTGCTAGAGCATCTGGGTAACCCCTTCCGGTTCATCGACGGCCTGTCATCCGAGCGCAAGCGTGCGATCATCCCGCTGCTGGTGCGCATCTATCGCAACAAGGGTTGCGCCAGCAACATCGAGGAGGCCATCGAGTACTTTCTCAGCATCACCACGACGGTGCGTCCGTACTACCGGCCGGACGCGCACTGGAAGCTGGGTGTGCACCAACTCGGGCTGACCACCATCCTGGGCCCTGATCTGGGATGGGCGCGCTACTCCTTCGAGGTGGTGCTCACCGCATCGGAGCCGACGGCTGCGCAGAAACTGATCATCAAGGAAATCGTGGACGCGCTCCGGCCGTGCCACACGCACTACGCCAGGCTTGTTTGGACCGGTGGATCCGGTGTACCCTAACCGCTGCGCGCGGTAAGCGAGGAGTTCAGCATGGACAGGAAAAACTTCTTCTACCTTCAGGTACTCACCGAGGCTGAGCTCGACGCTGCCTTCGCAGACGCGGAGCGCGCCCTGTGGAACTTCGCCATCGACCACGGGCTGGCTGTCAACGAGACCGACCCGTTCGAGCGCGGGGGCATCATCTCCGGCTGGACCGCCAGCCAGTCCGGGGACCCCTCCTCCGATGTCCAGGTCATCGCTGGCTGGGGCTACACCGCCAACGGCAAGAGGGTCAAGACCACGTCGTCCTTCACCATCGACATCGCCTACGAGGGGCTCACCGGCATTGGAGCCGGCGGGACCCCGGCTGGCAACGACAAGACGCCGTCGGCAGGCTATCACCGCTGGATGTCGCTATACATCCAGGATGCACGGGCGCTGTCGGACCCGCGCACCGACGGCTACAGCCTCACCGTGAACCACAAGGAGGACGAGAGCTTCCGCTTCTTCGTGGACTTCGGCCAGGAGGTGCTGATCGCGTCCACACCCGTCAAGGAGGCGCACCAGACCGGCAAGATCCTCATCGCCGACATCAAGCTGGAGAACCACCTGACGAACGGCGTGGACATCTCCGCCGTGGACCTGACCCGCACGGAGTGGTGGCTCAACATCACCGGCGATGGCGACGCCGCCAAGGTGGTCAAGACCGGCGACGCGCGCGATGCCATCCGGACGCTGGTGGATCTGTACTCCAAGCACGTGTCCAACACCTCCGGCACCGCCGACAAGCACGCCTCGGAGCACGTCACCCACTCCACCACGGCGACATGGGCGGGCGGTGCGGCCGGCACCTGGGATGCGGCAGCCGAGGTCAAAGCCGCCCTCGAGGCCATCGTCACGGACCTGGCCGACAACACCACCGTCGCAGGCGACGAGCGCGTCGGCTCGGACGCGGTGACAGGCGCGCTGGCAACCACCGGTGGCGGCGCCCCGCCGACTCCGACGGACCTTGCACAGGGCACCGTGGCCGCGCAGCTGGCCGCCCTACTGGCGGCGGTCAACAGCCGCATCTTCCGCGGCGGCGACAACGGCATCGGGGGAGATCTGTCGCCCGACGTGAACGCCCGCACGCTGGGTACGGCCACCGAGCGCTGGAATGTGCTGGCAGAGGACCTCACCATCTATGGTGTCTTCACGGGGGATGTAGTCCCCGACGGCGACGACACGCGCTCGCTGGGAAGCACTGGTGCGCGCTGGACCGCCCTGTTCGTGAACCTGATCAGCGGCGACGGCAACGACCTGGTCATCGGCGACACCCTGTCGGCAGCCTCCGTCGCCGTCGACCTGGGGAAGACTGCTACACGCTTCGGCACCGCCTACATCTCTGAGCTCAACAGCGCCGGCGCGCTGCTGACCGACGGCACGCCGCAGGACATCGGCACAAGCAGCGAGCGGTGGGCAACGCTGTACGCCACAACCGTGAACGCACCGGCAGGGGTGCTCAGCACCTCGCTGACCACACCTAAGATCGTCGGTTCTGGTGTGGGCGGTTCGGGCGACCACCTCGACGTCAACAGCGACGGCAACGACCACACCGTGCGGGTGATCCCCGCCAGCACCGGCGGCAAAACCAGCGTGTTGCTAGCACCCGCAGGAGTCGGCAGCGCACTTGCCAATGGCGCCCAGTCAGAGATCGCCATGGATGACGCTGGCACACATGTGGGTCTCCGCGTGTCGAGGTCCAAGTCGCCGTCAGATGACTACTGGCAGACCGACCTCGGCCGCGTGGATGGCGGTTCGCCGGCGGTGCAGATCATCGAGAAGCACGCCGTAGCCAACTCCAACAATGGTATGTACCTGGCCGACCCCGAGGCGCGCTACTTCCAGAAGGTGCGCACGCAGGACATCCTCATCCC